GTCACCACCAAGGAGGTGCGCACGGCGCACCGCGACTCGGGCTACTACAAGATCCTGACCGAGCACACAGCGTCATCCGATCGCGAAGTCACGCTCGACAAGACCGCGACCGCAACGCTCGAGAGCGTCGGCCACCTGGTGTCCTACGGGCTCGGGTCAACCGAAGAAGGTCAGGTCGTTTCAATCCAGTCCGACAGTCCCATGCCGGTCATTGTCGTGTCGGTCGAATGGGCAGTCGGTTATGACACAAGAGATGGAGGTCGCTGATGGATCCTGTAACACCCGTACTTGCAGCAAGCGCCATCGCATCCAGCACCGCCGCCGCTGGCGCAGGGGCCGCAGCGGCAGGGACCGCCGCAGCGGCAGGGACCGCCGCAGCGGCAGGGACCGCCCTTTCACTTGGCGGACTGGGCGGCGCCATTGGCGGTGCCGCACCGGCCCTTTCACTTGGCGGACTGGGCGGCGCCATTGGCGGTGCCGCACCGGTCATTTCACTTGGCGAAATGGGCGGCGCCATCACGCTACTATCCCATGGTGGTCAAGCCATTTCACTTGGCGGACTGGGCGGCGCCATTGGCGGTGCCGCACCGGTCATAGCGCCGGTCGTAGCGCCGGTCGCAGCGCCCGCCACCTTCCTCGGACTTACCGGCGCGCAACTGGCAGCAGGCCAACTCGCCGCATCCGCGGGCATCGCCGGGTTCACCGCGTTGCAGTCGGCGCAGGCCGCTCGGCAGCAGAACGCGGCAATCCAGCAAGCGCAGGCCGCGCAGGCGCGCGCCTCGCAGGTTGCCACGCAACGCGCCCAGCAACAGGCTGTCGTCGCGAAAAGGAGCCGACTGCGCCAAGCACACCAGGTCCAGGCCCGATCGCGAGTGCTCGCAGGCGAGTCGGGTATCGGCACGTTCGGCGGCACGGCACAGGCGAGAAATCGATTCTTCGCGGGTGAGGCAATCGCCGACGTGACCACCATCAACAAGAATCTGTTCAACCAGCTGTCGGCCATTCGCGCAGGGCTCGGCGTAAGCGCCGCGCAAATCGGCTCGGGCCGCGTTAACCAGGCACTGGCCGGCGTATCCGGCGGGATCTCCGGGGCAAGCACCGGGCTGGCGATCGGCAGCGGAGTCGGTGAAGTGCTCAAGCGTCCACGCACCACCACCCTGATTGGATCACAATCATGAGCCAACTTGAATCGGGCAGCGCCCTGTTCGCATCGCAACGAAAGCGGAACCCGTCAGGCAGTGCAACGACACTGACGTCACCGACTCCGCTTGCATTGCCAAGCGCGCCGGCGCTGCCGGTGGCACAGCCGATCGCGAACAACCAGGAGTCGCAGCAACTGTTGCAGGCGCTCGGGCTCGCGGGCCAGACCGCCGCACGATTCGGCGCCTTCGCCGCCAACGTCAGACATCGCACCGAGGCGGATCAGGACTACGCCCTGCGTCAGGCCAACGGGTGGGCCGCATTGAAGTGGGGGACCGAGGGGCCGGCGCTCACACAGAGGATCCTCCTCGGCGAAGCATTCATCGATGACATCCCGATAGACCAGATCGACGAATGGTCGATCGAGGCGGCGGGAGCTCTCGCCGGCCCCGATGCATCGCCTGAAACGATCGATCAGATGATCCGCATCGCCGCACCTGGCATCGCCACCGCCATCGCACAGCGTCAACTGGCCGTTCACGACGCGGACATCGCCGACAAGAACACCCGCATCATCGCCAGTGCGTCGAGAGCGAACACGCCCGAAGAGTTCAACGAACACATCAATGACCTGATGGTGACCAACAGCGTGTCCCGTGAAGCGGCACAGGGGATGATGCTCGACACGCTCAACCGGTTCGCCGCCAACGGCAAAGATGACGAGGACCACATCACTCGGTTCAATGCACTGGCCGAGGTACTGGCAGAAAACTTTCCGCAACAGGTTGAGCAGGCGAGAGCCGTATTCAAAAGTGCAATGCAAAGCGAGCGTGACGATGCGGCGGAGGAGGTGAACGAAGATGTGGCCGGGTTCCAGAACGACCATAACTACACCTCCGCTGCGGTGGCAATCGAGTTCGCGTGGATGGGCGGCGAGATCTCCAACGAGCATAAGCAGAACATGCTCGATGAGAACGAACAGCGGCGCAAGTTCCACGTCAAGGAGGTTCAACAAGTAAGCCTTGACACACTGTACCGCGGCATACTCAGCAAGACGATCGAGCGGCAGGATACTGTTGACGCCGACGGCAACCATGTCGAGGGCTGGGAGTCAGCCATCCTGCGGCGGATGAACATCGAAGACAAGGAACACCCTGATTACATCTCGCCGAGCGTGGCGCAGGCGCTGCTGGGGAAGGTTGCACAGCAAAGCGAGCGGGAGCGCAAACTCACCATCTTCTCTGCCGCCGTGGAGGGCACGCACCCGAGTTCCCTGTCCCCGCTCACACACGCCGAGTCGCAAAGGATCTACCTCAACGAAACGCACGGCGTGTTCGATGGGCTCGGCAAACTCACCAACTCCAGCGCGCTGTGGCATGTCCTCGCCAAGAGCAACTTCGTGTCAAGGGACACCGCACACCAGATCCGCGGCAACATGAACAACGACGACCCCGAATCATTCAGGGAAGTGGTCGGACTGTTCTCCAAGCTCAGGGCATCCGGCGACAGCCATCTGATCGACGACATCATGGACGGCGCCGATCGGGCAACCAAGCATCGCATTGCGTTCATCAGGACCGAACTCGATCGCAACATCGCCATCAAGGATGGCGAACTCGACCTGCTCGCCATTCACGCCGCAGGCATGCCCATCAAGCCCGCGGAGTTCAACGAGGAAACGTGGGTTCACAACGATGACGTCGACGTCGCTCAAAAGACGTTTGACCTGGCCAACGAATACCGAAAGACTTTTGACGGTGTACTGACTGGTTACTTCTTCTCACGGGAAACAGACACCCCCGCCGAGGTCGACTGGAACGAAAACGTGCTCGAGGCGATGCAGGCCAAGTTCGCCGAATACTACAATCAGGCATCGTACAGCGGCATTGTCCCCAAGGATGACAAGCTCGCCTACGCACGGCGACACACGCAGGCGTGGATGAACCAGAACGTCGACTTCCAGTGGACACCCAAATCGCAACTAGTGCAACCGTCACTCAGCACCGGGCTCGATCCCCGGTGGCGACTCGGCTCAGGGAGCATGGAAGAGATAGTCGTCCTCATGGAAGAGAACGGCCTCGAGTCCGACTCGCTCATCGAAATGATGCCATGGACGAACCCGGCATTCGATCCCAAGGAGATCAACCCCGACACCGGCGAACCCTACACGCTGGCCGACAAGCAGGGCTACGCCTTTATCATCAGGGGCGACGGCGGCAGACCGACACTGTGGACGAAGCAGAAGACAAACAAAGACGGCGAGCCATTCTTAGAGGTGCAGGTGTTCCAGAACTCGGAACCGGTACGGGAAGCGGTTCTCGACGGACACACCCTGCTCAAAAACAGGATCGCCGAGTTCGACTACAACAACTACGGCATTGAACCCGAGGGGTTCAGCCCGCCACCGCCACTGGGCTACAATGAACTCAACGAAGCCATCATCAGCTTTGAATCCAACAGTCCCTGACCGGAGACAATATGCCACTGATCAGCACACCATTTCCGCAGGCAAATGTCGACGACAATCTCGCGTTTGCAACGTCTGCCGATCGGCTCATACAGGAGCTCGTCCGCCAGGCCGAGATCGGTGACATGGCCGTGACGATCGGGCAAGAGGAGGAAGACAAACCAAGCTTGTGGGAAGTCCAAGGTGCATTGGTCGGCACCGGCCTAATCTTCTCTTTAATGATGAACATGGAAAAGAACAGGATGCGACGAGAGATTGAACCCGAGGGGTTCAGCCCGCCACCGCCACTGGGCTACGATGAACTCAACGAAGCCATCATCGGCTTTGAAGAGGCAACGGCACAAACCAGCCTGATTGGTCACATGAACGCGGTAAACGCCATTGACCACCACTACCTGCCATCAACATCGACACTGCCCCAAGAGCTGGAGGTCAAGCCGCGATACAACCCGTATCGCGATTCGATCAGCCCGTCGGACATGGAAAGACCCGACTGGATGGAACTCGTCAAGAAGAGACACTTCGACAACGCCCTCGACGAGAATGATTTCCAGCACGACATGGCAGTGGGGTTCCAGTACCTACGCGACGTCGAGACACTGGAGCGTGCAAGCAACGGCCAACTCGCCACGCTCATGATTGCGCAGATCATCCTCGAGCTCGGGGCCACCTGGGGCACGGCCAGCTTCCTGCGGATCAAAGATCTGGCGATGGTGAGAAACATCGAGAAGATGCGCCGCTCCGTGAAGATCGCAGGCGGCATCGGGTCAGGTGCGGCGTTCGGCCTCGCCTATGAAGAGTTGCTCAATCAGTATCAGCCACTCAGCGAAGTGAAGGGGCCAAGCAACGAGCTCATGGCGACAATTCTGCCGGCGGCATTTGGCGGGGTTCTCATAGGCGGCGGGTTCGGGTTGGGCAAGTTGTTTACCGGCAAGGGTCCGTTCGGCGCAGGCAGACTGATGTCCAGAAAGCACGTCAAGCGCGTCCGCAAGGAGATGGACGACTTCTTCAACGGCACAGGCGACAACGATGAGTTCTACGTTCGACCTGCACCGTCCGCCCTGCGTGCGGCCACACCCGACACGCCGGTCAGGTCAGGACTCGGAGATGAACTGGAACGCAACAGTCGGGAGCTCGATGAATTGCTCGAGGTCGATGATCTGGAACTGGCCGACGGCAGGGTCGTGACCGTACTACACATCCCCGGCGACAAAAACCACGCCAAGCTCGAGAAGCTGCGAGACAAGTGGCACAAGGCCGGTAAGTTCCTGCCCGAGTCAACTCACTCGTCACAGGGCGACTACGAGATGTACGTCAGGGCGAGCGACTTCCTGGGCACGAGGGATGTGAGCATGGTCGCCGACGACGTCGACTTCGAACGAGGCTGGATCAGTCGCGCGGTACACCGCGGCGAACGCATGTACGCGAGGATGCAGCAGGTCTTCACGCCGGGCGGGCGCATGGAGCACATGATCCTCGGACGGATCACCGATGCGCTGCGGACAATCGCTCACGTCCCGTCACTGACCAAGGGCAACGTGCTGAACCCCACGATATACGCACAGGGACCGGCAGCGGAAAACGTCCAGATCAAACTGAAGTCATGGATGAAGACGCTGAACCGAAAGGTGGATGAGCAATACAACCAGGCACGAAGAGCCACCGGCAGAGATGGGATCATCCAGTACGGCAGTCAGAAGATCCAGACCGGAATGGTGGTTGGTGAAGGCGGCGAACTCAACCCGGGACGGCGCGGGTTCGACCGAGCCGTCAGCGACTACCGCTGGCGACAGGCAGACCGGGCACTGGGCTACGACGTACCCATGCCTGAGAACGTACCGGACGAGATCATTGAAGCGTCACGACTGATCAGTGAATACAAGAAGAACATGCTGAATCTGCTGGAGAAGCATGACATGCTTCCCATCGGACCTCGAGCGGTAGTCCGAGCAGCGGCTGCGGCAGACGACGCAAAGGCGCTGGTCAAGAACCTCAAGACCGAACGCGATGCGATGCTGAACATCGTCGGCGACAAGAACGTCCAGCAGCGTCGTGCGGACTTCGAAAAGGCTGAAGCGGAAGCAAGGGAAAAGGCTGAAGGGATCATGGCGGGGCAAACCATCGAGGAAGCAGCGGACGATGTGGGCACCCCACGCCCACTGGAATCGGACCCCGACCCCGCCGTCCGCGCCGTTGCCAAAGCCGACGACGATCTAACCGATGACGAACTTGTCGCCATGGCGCAGGAGATGGTGGACTTCAACGCTGCGGCAATCGCCCGAAGGGACGCAGCAGAAGCGGCTGGAGACAGAACTGCCGCCCGGCAAGCCGAAAACGACATGGTCGATTCTGGCGGCGGTGTGATCGCAGCCAATATCCGCAAAGCGCTGGAAGAAGGCGACATTGACGAACTGCGGCGACATCTTTCGGCGGGCGATGAGACAGCCGGATCGTTCAGGTTTTGGAAAATAAAGAAGAAGGAAGATCTTGGAAACGCCGCTCCCGCGTCCCGCCCCCTCGACGACATCACAACCGAACTCGACGAAGCTGCCGGTCAGGGTGCCGACGTCTACCAGGAAGCGCTGAAGATCGAGTACGGTTCGGTTCACGCATCTCCGTTCGAAGCCAAGCAGCGACTCAAGGGATTGCGGGATGCCGAGCCGCCGACAGCCACCACGCAGGTCGAAGGGCAAATCGATCTGGCCGAAGGACGCTTCGCACGCACGCCGCAGGAGTACGGCGACTCGCTGGAAAACGGACAGATCATCACCGACATCCACGGCGACGAGTGGCAGGTCGGATCGGACATGGACGGGTCACGCCTGCTCAACCGCGTCAACGATGTCGACGGTGCGATCGAAGACCGCGGCGTGGCGTTCGACTCCGACGAGGGCAAGGAGATCCTCACCAACGTGCTGGGCGCCGAGAACGAACGCATCGCGCAGCTGCGAACGCCTGCGATGACCAAGGCGAGCGCCAGTCGAAGCATCGACGCACTGAACACCGAAGAATTGCGGCCCCGAGGTCTGGCACTCAAAACACTCAGGGACGACGTCGCACTCACCGAAGGTGACTCGCCACTCCACGAAGGCAAGTTCTGGTTCACCGAGAAGCAGTGGGAATCGTTCAATGCCGATCAGCAACGAGTGTACAGGCGGCGCGGTGCCGGCGGCGGGGACAACCGCAAGGCCGCAGCAACCAGGAAGGTGCTCGGGCGAGATCAGTACAACGAAGCGATCGACGACTTCCGGCTGAACAAGGACGAGCGCCGGGCACTGACCGTGGAACGGATGCTGGCCGGCAACGTCGAAGATGCCCCATCACCCGCAGCGTACCGGGCGGCACAGGTGCTCGGACTGTTCGACGACTCCGAACGCACCGGTCTGCTGAACATCGACGTCGACCTGAGAGCAGCTGAACGACAGGCGGCGATCGCCACCGATGCGGCAATTGCGGTCGAGCGGCGCGTGGGCGCCATGGAATACATGCTCGATCGCGTCTACGACAAGAACCTGATCAACAACAATCCCGGCAACCTGGCCGACGGGTTCTCCGTTGAATCCATCAGCCCCGAAGGTCTAACCACATACAGCGGCGGGTTCATCAACCGGATCGCACTCGCGTTGCGACAGGCACACACTCAGGGCTACGACAATCCCGGGCGCGTGCCGATCATGAGCGCAGTCCTCGCAGACATTAAGAAGAACGATCCGAACATGTTCAACCGATTCCATCAGGGCTTGATCAAGGAATGGGACGGCAATCTGTTGAGCCCCGACGAACTGGCAAGAGGTCTGACCGAAGGCGACCTGCCCGAGGAGTTCCGACGGATCTACGGCGAGTGGCTGGACCGCAACCATCTGAACATCGCGGACCACGCACGACGAACGCTGACCGACCTCGAGGAAGACCACGGTGTCATCACCGCACTGGCACAGGCGGATCCGCTGTTGCAGCGCGTACTGGACATCCCCGACAGCCCGATCGCCGACTTCCTGATCCGCGACCTGAACCGAATCAACGAGCGATACCACCACGCCGTGGGCGGGCGACTAGCCGTGAAGACCGCCATCGACGAGAACCCGCACATCTGGGAAGGCGTGAAACTCAGGGACGGCACGCCGGTCACTGACGGCGAGGCGATGATCACGTACCTGAAAGAGGGCGCCACAGTAGCGCATGCGTTCGCATCCAAGGCCGGCAACCGCCAGGCCATGCAGGACATGAAGAACCTCGAAACGATCATCGACAACTGGTTTGCCAAACCGCTGCGACAACTCGAGGGGCGAGCGGCAATGCCGACCCAAGGCTCATACAATCGATTCGGCAAGTCGATGCTGAACATCGGACTGAACACCACGTTCATGAACAAGCTCGGCGGGGTGGCGTTGAACATGTGGAACGACCTGGCCCCGCTCACCATCGCCATGGCCGTACGACCACTGCACACCTTCAGTGTGGTTCGCAGCGCGATCCTGAACATGGATGACATCAGCAACAGGGACATCGCGTTTGTGGGTGGACTGGACGACGGGTTCGGCAAGTTCCAGATCGGATCCGAACTCGCACACGAAGAAGGCATCGGGATGTACGACACCGGCAGGTTCATGCGAGGCCTGCGCGCCACCGAACTGGGCACCCAGTGGGCCTCGGAGAAGTTTGCCAACCTCACCGGCATGACATGGATCAACGACAAGCAGAAACGAGTCGCCAGTGCCCTGGTCCTCGACAAGGTAGTCACTCTCAGCAAACGCCTGATCAAGGCCGACGAGTTCATGACATCCGGCATGTCCCGGCGCGCGGCACTGCGGAAAGCGGGATTCAAGGACTTCTTCGATGCCGGTGAAGTCAACCGCATGGGCCTGAATGCCACCCGTGCCCGGCGATTCCACAAGATGATGTACGCTCACGGCAAGACCGCCAAGGGCGAGAAGATCATCGACGTCATGAGCGAAGAGGCTTACCTCAAGTCCAAGGCGGTGTTCCACCCCGACTTCGAGGGTTGGGATCTGCGGCTGGACTCGGATCAGTCGATGGTCAATACCGTCACCTCCCAAATCGCCGGTCATGTCCACCGCCACCTGGTCGTGACCCCGGGCGTGTTCGACAAGCCGCTGTGGAACCTCACCGGGTGGGGGCGGGTGTTCAACCAGTTCCAGTCGTTCAGCATGGCATTCGCCAACCAGCGGATCAGCCCGATGGCACAGATGCCGTTCTGGATGCAGGCGCCATACATGGCGACGTACGTCACACTCGGTGCGATGACCGATGCAGCACAGAATGACCTGTCGGGTCGGCGCACGCTCAGTGAAACCGCCCGCCTGTGGGCCAGCAACCCAATGGCCATGATGTACGCCGCAGCCGAAAGATCCGGCCTGCTGGGCCCGATGGCGCGATGGGCATCGGCCATGGCGATGCTCGGTCTGCCCGCGGCACCCAGCAACCTGCTCGAGAACCAGTCCGGCACCTCGGCGGCACGGCACGTCACGGGGAACAACATCCTCGGCTTGGCAGGCCCGCTACCTGCGGATCTGGGCAGGCTGGCCATGGTCGGCATCGACCTGCTGTCCGGTCAGCAGGACAAACACACCATCTTCAACGCCTGGAAGCTCGGGTGGGCACAGAACCTGCTGCACATCCGAGCGGCGCAGCGACTGCTCGGCCTGGCCGGCAGCGACCTGCGCATCACACCCGAAGCGTTCATGAGAGAAGAGTTCCAACGCAATCGCGAAGTCAGACCGTAAGACGCAATTAAGACGCAAACAAGCAGCAAATAGGACGCACCCATGAGCCTTCGCGAAGACATCGAGAACAAACTGGGCGAGAAGCTGCTCGAGGCGCTGGAAGCCGAAATCGTCGAGCCGGCGATCCTGTCCGCCGCTATCCGGTGGATGGCGATGACCGCCAAGCAGGTCGGACCCGACGACGGATACCTGCAATCGATCGAGGCGGCGATGAAGTCCGGTGGCCAACTGCCCGACATCGACCTGAGCCAGGTGGGCCGCGATGAGTGATCACGTCGCGAAATACCTCACACGACTGAAGAGCGATCCGATGTTCTTCATCGACCAGATCTGGAAGATTCAGAAGCTCGACGAGTATGCGGATCTCGGCTGGGTCGAGAGGGACATCATCGACTGGATCATCAACGGGCCCAAGCAGCGTGGCGCGCTGGCCCCGCGGGGGTTCGGCAAGACGACCTTCGGCACCTGCGCCTACACGGCGTACCGGCTGTTCGAGAACCCCGAGACGAGGATCCGCGTCATCTCCAAGTCGAGGGGCAAGGCCAGGGAATTCATTTCCCAGATCCGGACGTGGATCAACACCACCCCGTTCATGAGTCACCTGCGGCCCCGGACGCCGACCGCCGACCTGCAATGGACCGACAACGTCGACCAGTTCGACGTCGGGTGCATCACCCCGACCAAGGATCCGTCGGTGGCGGCACTGGGGATCGAGAGCCAGCTTGAAGGCGGTCGCGCGCACATCGTCATCGCCGACGACGTCGAGACTCGGGAGAACACCCAGACCGTCGAGGCCCGGGAGGATCTGGCGGCGCGCGTCGACGAGTTCACGTCCATGTCCACCTTCGGTGGCCGGGAGGTGATCTACTTCGGCACGTTCCACCACGAGGAATCCCTGTACCTCAAGGAGTCCGAGAAGGACGTCGCCTTCAGGACGTGGCCGCTGGTCTACCCGTCACCCAAGGACGAACAACTCAACCTCGCCCCGTCCATCGTCAGGAAGCTGGAGGAGGGCGCCCGATCCGGGGATATCGTCGCGGACTACCGGATCGATCAGGAATACGTCAATGAGCGGCTGGCGCGGGGCAGAACCTACTTCGCGATGCAGCAGCAGCTCATCTGCAACCTGGGCGATACCGCCCGGTATCCGCTGCAACTGTCCGACCTGATCGTCTTCCCCTGCAACCCGACCAAGGCTCCCCTGTCCATCGCGTGGGGCAGGACCAACAACTCCAACCAGACCACCCGCCTGACCGACCTCTCCCACTACGGATTTCAGGGTGACGGGCTCTACTCCCCGATCATGTTCGACGAGCAGTGGGAGGACTACTCCGCGGTCAAGATGTGGATCGATCCCGCCGGCAAGGGCAAGGACAAGACCGGGTACGCGATCGTGGCCCACCTGAACGGATGGCTCTACACGCTCGCTGTGGGCGGCCTGACGGGCGGCTACGATCCGGCGACCCTCGACACCCTCGCAGACCTCGCCATGCGTCACGGCGTACGTGAGGTCTTCGTGGAGGACAATTTCGGCCAAGGCATGTTCCAGCCGCTTTTCGAGCCGGTGCTGACCAAGAAGTTCACCGGCCCCTGCGACGACCACCCCCACGGGTGGGGAGCGTCAGTCGAAACCATCCGGGTGTCAGGGCAGAAGGAAGTGCGGATCATCGACAACCTCGAGCCGGTCATGAACCAGCACCGGCTGGTCATCGACCTGAGCGTGGCCAAGAACGAAGCCCTCCAGAGGCAGCTCACCAGGATCACCCGTCAGCGGCAGTCGCTGGAACACGACGACGAGCTCGAGGCGCTGGCCATGTGCGTCAGCAGGTGGCAGTACGTCCTGCATCAGGATCCCGAAGTCGCCGCTGAGAACAACCGCCAGAGGTACATCGACGAGCAGATCGAGGAGTTTCAGAGGTGGTCAGGGGGCAAAAACCCGTCCAAATCGGGCTGGGTGCAAAGAATTTGAAAGTTTTTTTGAGGTGCTTTGTTGTGTATCTGTTCGGGGATAGATTTATCAAAAGCGGCCTTGGCGCTATCAGGAAGGCCGAAATCTAAACGTTTAGGTTTTTTTCTTGTGCGCACCGCGAGAGACTTTTTTGAAATTAGGGCTTGACATCCTACAAGACTGGGATATTCTTAGGTCATGGTGACAGAACGAACAAAACTCGCCACGGATAACGCAACCCCGTGTTCTGTCACCAGCAGTACGGGGTTGTTTTTTTGCGCACCTGCGGGGGAACCCGCGGGTCGCTTTTCTCCTTTCTTTCTCCTCTCCTCCTCCGCTCCCACGCGCGGATCACACCGCTGTGGGAGTTTTCCTGATTCATCCTCAGCCACGGCAGGGATGCCCGGCTGGGGGTTCACTTGCCTTCCCCATGAATCACCCCATCCTCGGGACACCGGTGGTGGGGTTTTCCACTCGCATGTCAGCGAGTCTCCAACCTCTGCCCGCCCAACAGCGGTCAGGGGTTTTCAGCCATGAGTAACGCACGATCCATATACACCAGAGCTCCCGTACCCGGCGTCGACCGGGCTACCAGGCTGGCCATCCTCGCGGCCCAGTCCGCAGACCAATCGCTCGACGATTCCGACCTCACCGCCGACGGCGGATACCTCGGCGAAGACGAGCTCACCCTCCGCAACCTCGCGGCGATCGGCGGGCGCGTCGTCAACCAGATCTACCACTTCGAAGGTGACTTCTCCTACGGCTGGCTCGGTATCAACGTCGCAGGTCGAAACTACATGTTCGATGTCACCCACGCAGAACAGTTCGCGTCAGCTGACTGGGCCACCTTCCACACCCGGGTCGCCGCCGGCGTGGCCATCACCCCTGACGCCAAGTGGGCCGGGGCCACCGGCACCGGCGGGGCAGACTACCAGATCGCCACCTTCGCACCAGCTGGCGGTGGCGGCATCGACCTCTACATCGCCAACACCGCACATGACAGCCTGCTCGTCGGCGATGTCTATGCAGACGTCAGCAGCAACAGCGGACCCGACAAACACATCTACATGGGCCTGATCATGTTCACCAGCCCGGCCTTCAACACAGATAACTCACCGTGGAGCGTGGCGGAACGATAATGCCAGAGCAGGCCGAATATCTGGACTACCAGCGAGGACACCGCCAAGGGTGGATCGAAGGCGCAAGGGCCATGCACACCAAAGCCCTCAGACGATTTCGACCGGGTGACGCACAGGATCTGATGTCCAGCACTGAGGTCATCGCCGACGAGCTCGCGTACGCAGCAATCAAGAAAATGGACCCGCCCCCGTGGGTGGGCGAGCAGGACGCTCCCGATCCGGCCTGACAGCCCGAGCGGGAATTCACAATCGAAGGCAGCGGCCCGTAACGGCAGCACAGCCGGCCAACCCCATGGGAGTGCACGCTGGGGATGCTACATACCCCCCGATTCAGCATGTCGAATTGTCAAGAGGATATGCAATGGCAGTGTCTGACCGTGAGGTCTGTTGACGGACACCACGGCACAACACCGGGCACCGCCATCCAGTGGAACCGAGAACTCTGCCCCTCCGCTCGATAAACCCTCCACTGGCGTGTGGGTCGCTGAATGCACGAACAAAACGATTCAGCCGGTTGCGACGACCCGGCTCCATACCAAGGAAATCCAACCTCACCGCTCCTCACAGGAGGGGCGGTGTGTCTCTGCTTCCCTCACCACCCAAGGAGCAGCAGCATGAAACAGAAGCGCAAGCGAAAAACCAAAGGATCCTGGAGGGAACTCCTGGAACAGGAGACTCCCGAAGATAAACAGGATACCATCCGATCAAGACAACTCATGCAGGATCTGGATGTCAACCAGATCCGGAAAGAACAAAGATGCGATCTCTGAAAGGATCCACCCATGCAAGACCTCAACCTCGCAATCGATCTGGAACAACGTCTCGATAAGATGACCGAAGACAAGCTGTCGAAGGTCATCGACCTCCTCCTGGACGCCAGACATGTCAAAACCTACCCCGATGAGAAACCAGACTTCGGACATCCTACCCATGCCGCATCCCTGCTGATCGCCGGCTGAAAATCTGAAAAGATCACTCGCGCGATGCTGGTTAACTGCGTTAAGGCTCACCAGACCCCCCCTACCCCCCACCAAATGCCGAACAACAAAGAGGTCTTCTGAGATCCTTTTGAGCTGCTTTCCATTTTTAATCGGTGTGGCCGGCACTTCATTTACCTGTTGCTCGAGGTCAATCGGTAAAAGGAGTACCTGGATTGCCGGATGCTACCTGGATGCCGGGACCGATCGATAGAATTGCTGGGCGCATGCCCACCGATGTCCTTTGAGATTGAGTCTCAATATCATCGACGGTTTGCCTTTTGCGTCATCCATATATCTATTGACTTGGCGGGGCAGATAGCCGATGATGGTGGTAGGCAATATCGCCTAGCGATTGGAGCATAGGACAATGGCAACGCACACCACTAAAGTAGCGCGGATCACTGCGGCATGGCATCTGTATCGGGACATGGATAAGGAGGCGCGGGATCGGATTATGGCAGTATGCGGCGAGTCGCACGATATGCTTGACTTCGTCGATGCGGTAACGTCTGAGATTGGCATGTCTGATCAGTACAATCGCGACTGGTTACTTGCTGGCATCGCCAAGTATGGGATCGGACCGACCGACTGACCTATTCAAATCGCATCCCTTGACGGGGATGCGATTTTTTTTGCGCAATTACGCGCCGGAGATTCTGACATGATTCTACTATCGTCGGGGACAAGCAACACTAAGTTGCGGAAGTCGGACGGGCGGGGATTCTTGTGTTTTGGGTTGTCGCTCCGCCCGTCTAATTTGTCGGGCTACAATGTATGCTCGCATGCTGGGCATTGCGCCCGCTTATGTGTACTAAGTGTCGCGGGCCGTTCGTGCATGCCGAGTGTGCAAGCGGCGCGCGATCGCAAGACAAGGCTACTGTTTGAAGATCGGGCGCAGTTCATTGCCCAATTGGCCGATGACATCGGGCGTGCAGTGCGATCGGCCAAGCGGCGCAATCTGGAATGTGCGATACGTCTCAATGTCGCCAGTGATTTGCAATGGGAACGAATCGCACCGAGTCTGTTGGATGTGGATGCTACCTATTATGATTACACAAAAGTGCCCAATCGGATCACGCCCGACAATTATCACCTGACATATTCGGTCAATGAGACTACCGACCCATCGGACATGTCGGCAATGTTAAGGCGTGGGACAAATTGCGCCGTCGTGTTCGATACCATTTACAATCCATCCCGCGCGGACGTTCGCCCGCTGCCCAAGCGCTGGCGTGGACATCGGGTGATTGACGGGGACACTCACGACTTGCGTTTACCTGCGTTCGATGGGTCGGGCGTGATCGTAGGCTTGCGTGGCAAGGGCGGTCGGGCCGTAGTTCGCGACGGTGTGCGCCATGGATTCATCCAGCGCACGCGCGGCGGTGTGATGGACGTTTACGGCGCGTCCGATATGTCGTGGATGTCGGGGGTTATTACAGCGACCCGCTCCGCGTAGCATGTGGTGACATTCTGATCCCAACTGGGCCGATCATGGGATCGGCCCTTTCTATGCGCCACCTGGTATCAGGTGTAATCGGGTCCACATTTACCTGAATGGATCTCGAGCTGCTGCTGATGATTGCCGGCAACAATAGGTAAAGGTGGTCCCGGCATTACCTGATTGCCGGCAACAGGTAAATCGAGTACCTCGAGCACCTGATACCAGGGGGTAAGAGGTAAAACAAGTACCAGCTGACCTGGTTGCCGGCAATCAGGTGCTCGAGGGTCCGTGTTTACCCAATACCCACGGCATCACCAATGAGGCTGGCCGCGCGTGCGTGTACCCAATGCCCGATCAGTACCCAATGCCTCGCGTAAACCCAACGCCCGCGCGCATCCCATTGCCCTGCAAGGGGATGAAAAATACTTCACAAAAGTGGCGGAACCCATTGCGTTGGTCGATAGATATATGGTACGGTGGTGACACCTAACCCAATGGAGACTGACATGCTGACTGCTGACACGATTGACGAAGATCACCTGAATAACTGCTTCGATGAGCCGGAACTTGTGCAGTGCTGCCAATGCGGGGGCATGTACGATCCGGCCCATGTCTCATGCCGATGGTGTGGCTGGGTTGATCCCGAAGCGCTGTTCTACTCACAGTTGGACGATGACCACACCGTCGTGGCTCGCCGCCCCTCCGATGACAACGCACCCCTTTGAATGGAGCATGACATGACATTCGCAACCAAAGAAGAGGCACTACAGAATGCACGCACGGCGAGGCGCGAGTCGGGTGACCCGCACTACGTTGTTGCCACATGGCGCAGGTCCACGTTTGAGGCGGCGTGGACAGTCACTGATCGCATGCCCATGTTGGGCGAATGGTACGACGCTGACGGTCACCGGCACGGTTAACCCCCAACCCAACGGAGACACTGACATGACCGAAGAGCAAGCAACACAACTGGCGGAGATCCTCGGCGGGTACGCATGGCATTCAGGTGGTGGCATCTGGTTGCACCGCATCGACCGTACCGATGGCATCACCGTGCTGATCGGTGAGGATGTGGTGTGTGCGTACGATGAACGTGCCAACGATGACGCAGTGGGATCGGGTGAATGCAATGCCGCCATCGGCCTGACGCATCCCACACTGGAGGACATGGGCGCACCCACTGTCAACCACGGCGACACGTTCTGCCCCAACTGTAGGACGGTCGGACCCAAACCGTGCCGCCACTGCGGGTGGGCTGAACCGACCAAGCATGCCAACACCCTGCCCGACCTGCTGGATGATGTTCATGTTCATTCCGGCAGGTACACCCGCGAACAGATCGTTGTCATCCTCGCTGGCATCGACCGCAACGGCACGTTCACCGACAGTGACAGCGACCATGAGTTCGGCCACGGCAGGCGCATGACACGCAAGGATGCGATGCAACTGGTGGACCAGTGGTATGCCGACGCACATGCCAAGGTTCCCCCGCAGATCGGTGCTGTCATCGATGACATCCGCGCCTGCCCGAAGTGCGGCGACACCGACACCGAGCGCACACCCTCGCCCGACGAATTCAACGAGCGGCACTGCAATGCATGCGGTGCTGAGTGGCATGTGGTTGAAACCCACACGTTCGGTGGCCTCAAGGATAAGTGAATCTCCACCACGGCCCACCCTTGACGGGGTGGGCGTGGTTTTGAATCGACACCCCTTTTGGAGACTCCACCATGCAAGCGAACGAAACGACCTACCAAGCCATGTTCTGGGGCCAACGGTACTGCGTCCGCGCCGACTGGTCGGATTTGACCAGCCCGATCTGGGTGCGGCTGGATGATGACCCATGGCTCAACGATCCGTACGGCAGGCAGGTCGCCGACGTGAGCCGATTCAATCACCCGTGGGAGGCGGCGATGGGGGATTGGCTCGGAGTTGGCGAAGACGATGACGATAAAACACTCGCTGTGATCGCCAAAGCAGTTGACAGCATGACCGAACTGGCGTAACCCCTTTCAGGAGCATGACATGGCATTGATCACAAGAGAATTGTTGAAGATGTTGCGAGGCGACATCAACCAAGCACTGGCCGAGGTGTGCAACAAGCACGACATCCACATCGAGTGCGGCAACGCATCGTTTGATCGTGAAGGCGGCAGCGGATCATTCAAGTTGCTGTTGTCCGCCATCGGGGCGGACGGCACGGTCGTGAGCCGAGAGGCGCAGGACTTCAAGGATGCCGCCAAGTTGCTGGGTCTGGACCCGTCCGATCTGGGGCGCACGTTCAGGTCCAACGGTGACACGTTCACCATCACCGGCGCAAACCTGCGCGCTCGCAAACTGCCCATCCTCGCTGAACGCAGCAGTGACGGCAAGACGTACAAGTTCCCGACCGACACCATCAAGATGCGACTCGCACAGAACTGACACACCCAACCCAATGGAGATTCGCAATGAACCCGCAAGACAAACGTGCATTGGATGACCTCGCCACAACCCTTGGCAACGCATCGAACACGTTGTGCGACATCAACTCAAGGCTTCACGCCGACCACGCCAGTGCCGTGGACCTGAAGCAACGCCACGGCGTGGCCTACCGTGGCATTCAGAACCGGCTGGAATCCATCCACCAGATTCTGGAGTACATGGATCAGAACTCAGTCAACGATGAGGTTGGCATCGGCAGCGTGGTGCAGTACGAACAGATCAACCGCATGCTTGAGGCCATCCGTGACATGGTGGTCGAACACCCCGGGCTGATCGAGACATGCACCTGCACCGGCAAGACAGGCCCGACCATCCCGTCCAGCAGTGGACCCACCTGCGCCCAGTGTGGTGACCGCATCCCGCAACCGGACACACGCTACGATCTGGCCCCGACGCTGATCAAGCTTGCCAAGCAGAAGATTCACAAGTGGGATAAGGATAGCGCAACCATGCGGCATCACACCACCCACTTTGTTGCCAACGTGCTGACTCCGTCCCGCCCGTGCATTGGTGTCGAGATTGATGATGACGGTACGGTGAGTGTGTACTACGGTTCAGCCAGTGAAACCACTCAGTTGTCCGACCATGAACATGCCGAACTGGCCCATTGGCTGATGACCGAAAAGCAGTGGCACTCCTGAACCACCACCCACCCTCTTACTGGAGCATGACATGACCGACGCACACTCTGAAGACGAAGTGATCCGACGCATCCTCAACGAACCGCTGCCCGACAGGTTGCTGGCCGACCTGACCGAGAGCGAGGCCTCCACCCTGCGTCAGGCCATCGACGAGGCCGACGAACAGGACTCCGATCCCCTGACCGGACACGCCGGTCGAATCCTGTGGTTCAACGGCCAGCCCCACTGGACCGAGTAAAGCACCCACCACCCTGCCCCTTGACGGGGACGGGGTGGCTTTGTTTCGACACCCTCTACACTGGAGCATGACATGGACCACGTTGCAACACTGGAACAACTGCTGGAGAGGTATCACGAGGTGGGGGGGAGTGCTGTCGTGGGCGCTGCACAGGACGCACATGATTTGCTGATGATTGTCAACGTCAAGGATGGCAGGTCATGGACCGACGATGAAACCCGACAGGCGATCAACGCCTGTTGCCACCTGCGCAATGCCATTGCGTTTCGCCAGAACGAGGTGCAGCGGAAGGCGTGATCCGCATCATCTGGCTGACATTCTGGATCACGATCTGCCTGTGGTGAGGCCTGGCCCCATCGCCGGCGGGTTGTGCTGCGCCGCCTGGATTTCACCGGGAAAAATTTCTTCGCAAACTTCAATAAACCCATGGCCCTCGAGAACCCAACGCCGTACACTGTCCGTACCCACTGCCTCTTACCAACAGGAGTACCCAATGCCCAAAGGACCACCATTCGTGACCATCAATGACAAGTACTGCGCCCAACTCCTCGCCGAGGAGCATGCTCGCCGCGGATTCAAGGGCAAGCAGAACCTTGCTCGCACCGCCACGACGATCATCTGTTCCCATCTCGAGATGCTCGCCCATCTCAGGAAGGAGAAGCTCATCCCCAAGCGTGTGACTCAGGCCACCCTCGACAAAGCCACATCCAACAGCTAACACCCAAGGAGCATGACCATGGCCGGAATTCACGAAGCGTTGTCCAACATCATGAAGGGGGTGGACAACATCCCCGCCCTCGACCGACACCCGCAGGGGTGGAACTACCGGGGGATGGAGTCGATCTATCGTGCGATGCACACGATGTTCGTCGAGCAACAGGTGGTGTGCATCCCCAACGTCAAGAGCATCGAACGGTTCACCCGTGAAACCAACGGTGGACTGTGGTATCACAGCATCGTCACCGTCGGCTACATCCTGTTGCACGCTGACGGATCCAGCATCGAAGGCACTGCCATCGGTGAAGGATCGAGCAACGTCGACAAGGCTACCGCCGGTGCACTCACTGACGCACACAAGCGGTTCCTGATTCAGACATTCATCGTGCCTGAGAGCGGCGAACAGGACACCGACACCACCAACCCGCCACCCACCACCACAACCCAGCCGCAGGGTCCGCCGCCGCCAGCACCCAACGCTCCGTCGGCAGGGCAGGACGACGTTCACACCGTCCAGTCCGTTGACATCAAGCGCAAGGCTCCCGAGGGCAGCGGCAAGACATGGGTGTTGCACACCATCACCACCGACAAGGGCCAATACGACACGTTCAGTGAGAGCCACGCCACGCTCGCCGACCATGCCTTCAAGACGCAGTCACCCGTTTGCATCAAGTACAGCGTAGATGCGAAGTACCGCACCAACAACCTTGAGGAGATCGAACCGGCGGATGCACCTGCACCCGAGCCGCCCGTCGAGCCCGCACCCGCCGCCACGGTGGAGATCACCATCGCCTCGTACGTGACGAAGGGCACACCCAACGGTGACGCTCACGTCGTGACCGATGACAAGGGTGTGACGTACGGTACGTTCGATGCCGACCTCGGCGAGCAGCTCAAGTCGCTGGCTGCAACCAACAGCAAGGCCATCCTTCGGGTGGACAACAGCAGCGGTCACGCCGTGGTTACCCATGTCACGCCCGACGAGGGAGCATGGTGATGGTTATACCCAACGACATCCTCGACATGGAGGTACTCTGCTCCATCCCCAAGGGTGAGTCGATGGCCCACCCCGTGTCCCTGATCAGGGAGGAGTGGAGCCTCAGTGCAGAGGGACTCAAGAAGATGATCGAACGTCTGCGCAAACAGAAACTGTATGTGTCGTATGGTCGTGTCGGCCACGCCATGGGATTCCACGTTTGGATACTGCCCTGTCACTGGGAACGCATTCACCTTGCATGCTGGACCTGGTGGCGCTCACATTACGGAGCTATCAGTTATGGATGAAGCACAAGATATCGGATACCCATTGGTCCCGGCGTTTCACCTGTCCTTGAACGAGATGAACAGTGCGTTCATGACGCACCTGTCCAACGTCCCTGCGTCAGCTGAACTCGTGCGGTTCTGGGAACTGGAGTCGTGGACCAAGCAACTGGCGAAGATGGCCAGCGAGTGGAAGCGTGCCGTGATCGACCGGTGGATCGAGGCGATGAACGAGCAGGGCATCAATGACTTCGTGGTTGGTGACAAGCGGTACTACATCGGCACTGACAAGAAGCACACCGTGCGTGACAAGACACGCCTGCTTCAGGCTCTGCTGGATCAGACCGGCGGTGACCTCGACGCCATCATCAACTGCCTGTCGGCCACCGCATTCAAGCACGGTGCTGTGAAGACGACGTTCGATGACGACGCCGTGTTTGAAACCCATTACGACATCACCACCGTCGAGGACATCAGGACCGGCTCGCCTCGCAAGGTGGTCAAGAACCTGCCGGTCGATGGAGTGTGACATGTTCGATCCACACGAACCACTCGCAGGGATCACCAAGGGTGAGTTCCTCTACATCAACGTGCTGAAGGCGGTGTTGTCGAACAACGGGTACACCGACGAACTCGACGGCAAGCAGTTGCTTGACCTGGTCGAGCGCATTGCCGGCGAAGCACAAGACCGCATCGACCTGAAGGGACGGTTCACATGAAGATACCGATTGAACTACTCGACACCGAGTCGGGGACGCAGGCACGGGCCATGCTCAACATGGACACCGTGCGTGAGTACGCCGAGGCGATGGAGGGCGGGGCACAGTTCCCGCCCCTCGTCGTCTTCAGGGATGAGAACGACAACATGTACGTGGCCGATGGATTTCATCGGGCGAAGGCGGCGATCATGATCGACCTGCCCGAGCTCGACTGCGATGTGCGTGCCGGTGACCGCAGGTCCGCCATCCTCCACGCCGTCGGAGCCAACGCCGACCATGGCCTGCCCCGCACCATCGCCGACAAGCGTGCCGCAGTGATGCGCATGCTCGACGACCAAGAGTGGGGCAAGCGCAACGACTGGCAGATCTCGCAGCAGTGCTGCGTGTCCGCCCCGTTCGTGAAGGCAGTGCGGGAGAAGCGGCAGGTCGCAGAGGATGCACCGCCTGACGTGCCGCACGACCTGCGTGAGGACTGGGCCGACGTTGCCGACAAGGGTGGTGACCCCATGGTCATGACGGATCCGGACAAGGGCAAGGTGGTGGTCGATGCAGACGAGCACCTGGCCGACGGCGGCGGCACGCCAAGTGACAACAAGCCGGTCGATGCCGTCGGTCGCATCATCGAAGACGATGCGATGATCGAGAACTTCCTGCATGAGAACGAGTTCAAGTCGGTGGCCACCATGGCACGAGAGCTCATCGCTCGTGTGAAGCAGCTCGACGTTCAGCCGTGGGCCGCACACTTCACCGGTCAGCAGGCGGTGATCGATCTTAAGAACGTGGTGCGTGCCGCCGTGGCGGCGCCGCCGTATGCACTGACCCCACCCAAGGCCGCTGAGAAGTCACGCAAGTGGAGGAACGTGGGATACATCACCAAGGATATGTACGAACGACTGCCCGAAGACCAACGCTAACGGAGACACTGACATGAGAGACTTCATCATCGGATGGATCGTAGGCATGGCACTCTGCGCCGTTGCCATCTGGCTCGGCCACCACATGGGGGTGACATACCCATGGAGATGAGGCCGTACCAGTCCGAAGCGCTCGACGCTATCCACACTGAATGGAAGGACCACCCGGCCACGCTGCTGGTCCTTCCCACGGGCACGGGCAAGACACACGTCTTCGCTCATGCCATCCACAATGAACACATGAGGGCGATGGTCGTGGCCCATCGCAAGGAACTGATCTATCAGGCACAGGACAAGATCAACCGGGTCACCGGCGTGCAGCCCGAGATCGAGATGGCCAGTCAGTGGGCATCCGAGGGCGGCATGCACGGCAACGCCGAGTGCGTGGTGTCCACCATCCAGACCCAGGTCAGCGGCCTCGGCGGCGACGGTCGCATGTCACGATTCAAACCCAACGAATTTGGGCTATTGGTTATCGACGAGGCGCATCATGCAACGAGCTCAACGTACAAGCAGGTCATCGACCACTACCAGCAGAATCCCGCACTCAAAACTCTTGGCGTCACAGCGACACCTGATAGGCACGATGAGGCGGCTCTTGGGCAGATCTTTGGTAGTGTCGCTTATTGTTACGAAATCCCAGATGCAATCAGGGATGGCTGGCTCGTACCCGTACGCCAGCAGGCCATCGAAGTTGATGGTCTTGATCTGTCGTCGGTACGCACGACGGCGGGCGACCTGAACGGCGCCGACCTCGCCGCCATAATGGAGTACGAACGCAACCTTCACGAAATCGCCGGCCCCATTATGGAGATCGCTGATGGACGACGAACCCTCGTCTTTTGTGCCTCTGTTAGTCATGCTGAACGACTCACGGACATCTTCAACCGCCATGTTCCAGACGCAGCCAGGTGCACGCACGCAAAAACACCTAAAGAAGAGCGTGCGCATACTCTGCGAGAGTTCTCCGACGGACGATGCCAGATTCTCTGTAACTGTGGTATCTATACGGAAGGATTTGACGAGCCGTCCATTCAGGTTGTCGCTATCGCCCGGCCCACTAAGTCACGCTCACTCTACGCTCAGATGGTTGGTCGAGGAACAAGAGCTCTGCCGGGAATCGTAGACGTACCGGCCAACCTGTTTGAAACACGGGGCATCCCCGATGCGGACTACCGGCGAGCGGCCATCGAGAAGTCCGGCAAGCCCAGCCTGCGTGTCATTGATTTCGTGGGCAACTGCGGTCGGCACAAGTTGGTCAACACCGCGGACATACTCGGCGGACAATACGACGACGAGGTGTTGATCAGGGCCACGAAGAACCTGCGTGACAGCGGGCGTGACGAGGACATGCTTGAGGAACTGGAGAAGGCGGCGCATGAAATAGAGGAAGACGAGCGCAAGCGCAGGGCGAACGAAGCACGGGTGCGTGCGGCGAAGACGAACTACCGTTCCGTCGATGTCAACCCGTTCGACGTGCTCGACCTGCGCCCCGTGCGTGAGCGTGGATGGGACAAGGGCAGGCAGCCCAGCGACAAGCAGCTCGAACTGCTGCGCCGCATGGGTGTGGATGCCGACGGCATGACATTCACCGAGACGCACCAGCTGGTCGGCGAAGTGCTGGGCCGACGCAAGAAGGGATTGTGCACGTACAAGCAGGCCAAGGTGCTGGCTCGGTACGGGTACGACACCAACGTGTCGTTCGAAGAGGCGAGCGGGATGATCGATCGCCTCGCCCGAAACAACTGGCAACCACTGCCCGACTTTGAGTCGGCCACCGTGGGGGTGCCGTGGTGACATGGACACACGTACCATCATCGATTCACCGGTAATGGGGTTTGCACTCTACAGGCAGCAGTTGCTTTCACGCTGCTGCTGGCTGACGCAATGGAGAACTCGCAATGAACAAGTGGATCAGAGTAACGAGGATGCAGCGGTGTCCGATATGCGGCAAGCCTGACTGGTGCCTGATTGCAAGGGACGGTGAAGCAGTGATCTGCTCACGCATCTCAGAAGGATCCGAACGGGTGGTCGGCGAGGCCGGTCACCTGCACCGGCTGGACGGTGACAGGGTGGTGGCGCATCGGAAGGATGACCTGCGCATACCCGAGCCACCGAAGATCAACTGCGCCGAACTGCACGATCGACATGTCAACTGGATCACGACCGAACACATGCAACAGTTTGCGCGTGACACCGGCCTGTCCATGATGGCGCTCAACGTGATCGACATCGGATGGTCGCCACGCCATCACGCTCTGGCATTCCCGATGCGCAGCCACGCACTGAAGGTGATCGGCATCAGGTTGCGTGCGGCGGACGGCAACAAGTTCTGCGTACGGGGCAGCAGGTCAGGGCTGTTCATTCAATCCGCAGGTAAGGACAGGTCGACACGCCTGCTTATCTGTGAAGGCCCGACCGACACCGCAGCGGCGTTCGACCTGGGTTACTTCGCCATCGGCAGGCCCGACTGTCGTGGCGGAGTGAAGTTCATCGAACGGTTCCTGCAACATCACAAGCGTGACGTGATCATCGTCGCCGACCGTGACGGGCCGGGGCAGGATGGAGCTCGCTCGCTTGCGGAAAAGATCGCACCGCAGAGCAAATCCGTAAAGACCATAACACCACCAGTCAAAGACCTTCGTCAGTGGCTGAACGAAGGCGCCACGCACGACGATGTAGAAAGGCTGATCAATGTCTGACACACCTCTGGTCATAGCGTATGGCGGCGGCACGAACTCGACGGCGATGCTGATCGGCATGCACCAGCGTGAGATCACACCCGACCTGATCGATCGTGCCATCCACATGGAAGAGGTGGCCGCTAACGCCGGCAACCTGAATGTGATCGCCGGTCTGGGCAGGCACTGGAAGTGGTCGGATGTAGTCAAGGCAGATGAAGATCAACTGAAGCTCATCCCCGATGCACCAGAGATACCCTGCATGTGCTTCGACGGTGAGACTGAAGATGACTTGGAGGGTTGGGATGTCTGACCTGCTCGTTGCATTCAGTGGTGGCAAGGACTCAACCGCCATGGTGCTGCGCATGGCCGAGCTCGGTGAGCGTGGTGTGTTGTGGTTCACGCCAGCGGGCAACGAACCACCTGAACTTCAGTCACACATCGAGTCCATACGTGACTACGTGCAGTGGCCGCTGGTTGTGCCGGATGCGCCGACACTGCGTGAGCTCATCGATGAGTTCAATGCCATGCCCAACGCACGCATGCGGTGGTGTACACGCCGCATCAAGATCGAGCCGTGCATCGTACACCTCAAGCGTCACCCTGGATCCACGCTGTGCGTCGGCCTGCGTGGTGACGAGGAGGAGCGGCAGGGACTGTACGGTGACTACGCCACCTATCGATATCCGATGCGTGAGTGGGGCTGGAGCATCCACGATGTGCGCAGGTATCTGGACGATGCCGGCGTGCAGGTTCCCAAGCGTACCGACTGCATGTGGTGCTACGCACAGCGGCTCGGTGAGTGGTATGACCTGTGGCGTGACCGGCCCGAGATGTACGCCGAGGCCGAGGCGCTCGAGGACCGCACCGGACATACGCTGCGATCGGACAGCAGGGATACGTGGCCTGCCGCACTGAAGGAGATGCGGATCAAGTTTGAAGACGAGCAACACCCGAGGACAGCGAAGATACAGTTACCCATGTTTGAAGAAGACGAAGACGAGGCCGGTGCGTGTCGCATCTGCCGCATGTAATACGAAAGGATCACACCCATGGCAAGGAAAACGTACGTTGTGCAGATGGAACACCCCGAGATCGAGTCATGCTGGGTTGACCAGCAGCAGGTGGCGGACACCACTACCGGTGACAAGTGGATCAGGGACCACGGCTTGGCCGATGAGGTTTACCGCACAGCATCGTATGTGCGAGCCGTCAAGCCTATGCCCAAGACTGTCCGCACCCTGGTCGAGGTGAAGCATGCCTAACTCACGCCAGAAGGGCGCCGCCGGCGAGCGGGAGTGGGCTCACTGGCTGAACGATCACGGTCTGGCCGTTGCTGCACGAAGGGGGCAGCAGCGGTCGGGTCTGGATCAGTCCGATGTGATCGACGGCATCCCCGGCACCCACCCTGAAGTCAAGCGTGTCGAGAAGCTGAACATTCACAGTGCGATGGACCAGGCGGTGAGTGATGCGGGCGATCTCATTCCTTATGTCGCACACCGCCGCAACCGAGGTGAGTGGCTGGTCACCGTGCGAGCCGAGGATCTGTCTGCGTTCGCATGGCGAGTCACCACCGTACCACCAAAGGATATGACATGACCACCCCCACGCCGGATGAGATTGCCACTGAACTGCGGACGAAGCTGGCTGAGTATGCCCACGGCTTGTGGTGGCTAGACCGAGACTGTGACCCGCCACCGTGGGAGAAGATTCGCCCGGAAGGGTTAAAGCACTGGATGGATGAAGCCGACCGCATCACCGCGATGTTCGTGGAGGCGGGGTGGGTGCGAAAATCAGACATAGGCATCAGCCACACGCCCGACGCCAGCGAGCCGCCTTGGTACGAGTGCGAGAAGTGCGGGATGAAGTACAACCTTGAACCCGCACTAATCAAATCAGGCGTACCACTGAACTGTATACGCCCAACTAGCTGCGGCGGACGTGTGCGGGAGGTGACGTGATGGACAACCTGCTCAACTACATCGTCGTCGGTGTTCTCATAATCATGGTGATTGTGATTGCCGTCTGCGAGATTGTGACATGACCCCTCCCCGCTGTGGCTTCCTGCCCTTCACACAGACACGGCTCCACGGAGCGGTGGGGCAGCGGCCCAGCGGGCGGGGTTTTGAAAGGACAGACGATGAGTCGAACCATAACAATAGATGACCTCGCGGGCTGCCTACGCGACTTTATCTCTACATCCTATCCGACACCGCCCATATTTGACCAAGACGAAGCCGTGGCGATGCTCGACTACATCACCGCCCACGAACAGTTCGTCAGGGACGTGGAGGGGGCGGCGTCAACCCACTCTCAGTCAAAGACTGGTGAACCCACATGGTGGTACGACGCCGACGCAATCGACGCCGCACTGAAAAAGGTACAGGAGCACACCAATGAGTGATATTTGCGTGGACCCACCTGCCGAAGCAACCTACTTCCATGACCGGGTGACGTTCCGGTGGGACAATCCACCGACCGAGGTGATTCTCGACCTCCGCCGACACAATGCAGCGATACTGCGGAAGGCGGCGAAGCACATCGCTGACTTCCCCGAAGCCGATGACTGGGTGGTGGAAGAACTCGACCGCATGGCCGACGAGTTGGAGGGCCAATGAGCAAGGCCACTGAACCACTCCTCGCCGGTACTGACATGGAGAGGCAACTCGTACTCGAGAAATCTGCCCTGCGTGATGGCGCCATACGCTACCGCCGACAGGTGCAGGCCACCATCCGCCGTGGTGAGGGTGCATCGCTCAAGCCCGCGGAGCAGTTCATCCACCACTGGATGAATCCCATGCTCGAGGCCATCGCCAACGAGAAGCGACTGTACGCCAAGAACCAGTTCGGCGACAGGTTGCACCGATCCATCTATGGCCCGCTCCTGGCACTGCTGCCGTCGGCACGCATCGCACTCGCCACCATCCACGAAACCCTGTCCATGTGCCTTGAGGATGACTGCGAGTTCAAGAAGGTGGCGTACGCAGTGGGTCGTGCCATCATCGCCGAGGCGAACTACGACCTGCTGCACGACAAGGGCGTCGGCAAGAAGTACGACGAGAAACCGCTGGCCCAACTCACGCTACGGGTGCGCAACCTCAACGCCACCAAGGTCAACTGGTGGGCCAAGCAGGAGCTCGACGATCCGATCGTGTCACGCAAGGTCACCATGCTCGTCGGCAACTGCCTGCTGTGGCTGCTCATCGGGTGCGCCAGCGCCGTGGACTACGACAACGATGAGTTTGTCCTCGCTTTCCACCACACCGTCGACCGCAAGAACAAGAGGAGCAAGGCGTACCTCCACCTCGACGACCGGATCACGAACGCCATCAACAAGGGCCATGAGTACCGCCAGTACCTGCGGCCACGCTACTATCCCATGGTGGTCAAGCCCTACCCGTGGTCGGCGGACGCCGAGGGCGGCTACACGTCCATCCGCACACCATTCATCACCCGGTCCAACCCCAGGCAGACCGATGCGATGTCGGATGCCAGCCTCGACAGGATCCACGACGCGCTCAATGCGGTGAACGCCACGCCATGGCGGGTCAACCACGACGTATGGACGGTGATGCGCAGGATCTGGGACACGGGCGGTGGCGCCGCCGGCGTGCCCCGTGCCGACGACCTGCCGTTCCCGCCCCAACCCGACGGTGTCGACGAACTTAAGAAGTGGAAGTTCGAAGCGGCACGCATATTCAAACGTAACAAGGCCGAGGGTACGGCGAGGCTGGCCCTGCTGTCCAAGCTCGACATCGCCAACCAACTGGTGGATGCGGAACGGATCTGGTTCCCGCATCAGTTGGACTTTCGGTCACGCATGTACCCCGTGCCCCTGCACCTGAACCATCAGGGCAACGACCACGCACGGGGGCTGCTCCAGTTCGCCGAGGCCAGGCCATTGGGCGACGAGGGGCTGCGTCAACTTAAGATTCACACCGCCAACATGTTTGGGTATGACAAGGCGACTTATGATGAGAGAGTCCTATGGTTCGGCGAGAACATCGAAGCGATTCGTGAGACGGCGGCACGACCCGTCGACTTCGACTGGTGGCATCAGGCCGACAAGCCGTTCCAGTTCCTCGCTGCCTGCATGGAGGTACACGACGCCACCCCTGACTCGGATTCATGTCTGCCGGTTCAGGTGGACGGCACCTGTAATGGGCTTCAACATTACGCCGCTATTCTACGTGACAGTACATCAGCAGGTTGGGTCAATCTTACCCCGAGCGATGCGCCATCTGACCTATACTCGCACATTGCCGAAAAGGTTGCTGTTCAATGTGAGATTGATGCAGGTGATGGGCATCCCGGTGCGCGTGCCGCTACAGGCTTTGTTACGAGGCAGGTCGTTAAGCGCCCGGTCATGACCACCGTGTACGGCGTGACGTTCATCGGGGCCAACCGGCAGATCCGGGCGGAACTGGAAGCCGCGGGTGTCACCGATCGGGAATCGCTGCGACATGGATCGTACTACCTCGCCAAGGTTGTCATGGAATCGATCGATGAGGTGTTCACGTCGGCTAACCTGTGCATGGACTGGCTCCAGCGGTGTGCCCGGCTGGTCGCAGGCAAGGCCAAGGCGTACATCCAGTGGACCACACCCATGGGCATGATCGCACTGCAGCCTTATGAAGCACGGGGGGACTGGTACGAGACGGCCACCATCACCGCAAGACTTCGCAGGTTGCACGGCCATCAGCCGCCGCCCCGATCTAATGAACATTCCAACGGCATCGCACCTAACTGGATCCATTCCTTAGATGCGTCACATATGATGATGACCGCCATCGAGTGTGCAAAGCAGAACATAACATTCGCCGGTGTGCATGACTGCTTCTGGTGTCACGCCTGCGACCTGCCCCGCCTCGCCGGGATCCTGAGACAGAAGTTCGTTGAGCTGCACTCGACGGACCTGGCCAGCGCCCAGCACCGGGAGTGGTCGCAGCTCTACCCGCAGGTCGACCTGCCCAATCCGCCGGCCAGGGGCGACTTCGACATCACGCAGGTACTCGACTCGCCCTACTTCTTCCATTGATATGACACTGCTCGTCCTGTTCATCGCCAGACCTCGAGTTCGCAAACGCAGATTCCGGTTCCGGCACATCCGGGCGATGAGGCGTCGGCCCCGGGCGGCGATGCAGCAGTTTCTGGGGTTCCTGATCTGCAGACTCTCCCGGTCGAAGCTCGTGCACTGCTCGATCAGCGACATGGAGATCGTGCTGGACGTCTCGCTCAAGGGCGACCTGTACTACGCACACGAGGCGTACATGCAGTTCCACCCCACGCTGGTTGACGCATTTCTGGTACACGGAAAGCCTGTAACCCTTGACCAGTACGGCGGTGCGCGAGCCAAAAAGGTGTGGCCCACCCTGTATAAGACACTGACGCGCGGCAATACCCGTTCGCGGGACTGCCTGTGCGTGACTCGACAGATTCTGGTTGACGCAGGGCATGATGTCCCTAAGAATGTTATAAGTCCTGCCGGCCTGTACCGCTGGCTTGAACAAAAGGGATACCCGCATGCCTCAATTCGACCACGACGTCATGCCGAGTGGTACGAGCCAGTTGCTAAAGCAATTGGACAAGCACACGCCAAGCGCTGAAGTCACACCGGGGATGGACGTCAACGATCCCGAGATCCGAACGCAGCTCGCCGCGGTCGCCGCCGTGCGCGGGTTCGTCAACGACCTGCTATTCTACTGGGACAGACAAACCAAGGAGTCAAGCGATGGGACCGGACATACCGGACGCACCTCCGCTGCAACTGCCGCCGGCGCCAAACCCTGACGACGACAACGACCTGCGGCGGCAGCAGGCACGCAGCATCAAGCAGCGTGCGAGGCAGAGCAGCTTCCGCATCGAGCCGGGGACCGCCGTCGCCTTGGGCAACACCGCATCACGATCGCCCCTGCCCTCCGAAACAGGACTAAGCATCCCGGTGTAACATGCCAGATAAACCTACCCTCAAGGCACAGTTCGACCAGGATCACACCGAACGACGGGAGATTCTGGAAACCGCCTCGCTCTGCGCCTCGCTGTCCAAGCCCAACATTCTGCCGCCATCGGGCCAGAAGGCGAACGAGCGGCTGCCCGAGAAGTACCAGTCGCTGTGCAGCCGGGGACTTGCCAACCTATCGGGCAAGATGCTCATGGCGCTGTACCCCGCAGGCTTCAGCTGGTTCAGTCTGGAGCTCGCACCCGAGTTCGAGTTCAACCCGAACACCGAGGCCACCGCCATTCAGGCCGGCAAGCAGAAACTGTGGCTGGACGAGGTGGTCGCCAACTCCAAGCTGGACTCGACGTCCAGACTCACACGCCGGGGACGCAGGGGAACCGGGTTCAGGACACACAAGCGTGCCGTGCTGGACCAGATCCTCGCCACCGGCGACTCGCTGGAGATGATGACCTCCGATTACCGGCTCAAGCAGTTCCGCCGTGACATGTACGTCACCCGGCGCAACAGTCCCGGCGAAGTGCTCTACCACATCACCCGCCAGAAGCTCGATTCGCTGTCCATGACCACCGAAATGCTCGATCGTGCCGGCCTCGAGCCCGAACAGACGGATCCGAACACCGATCCGGGCAAGCGGGTCGTCGACATCTACACCCGGTGCCAGTGGCAGCCACTGTCGAAGATGTGGTTGATCGAGCAGGAAGTCAACGACAACATCATCGCCGAGTCGACCGAGCCGGTGAGCCCGTTCTTCAGCACGGCATTCGAACTGGCACCTGAAGAGCATTACGGGCGGGGATTCATCGAGCTCAACCTGGGTGACGCACGCAGCCTCAACGAACTGTCGCTGCGGATCCTCGACTTCGCCGCCGTTCACTCCAAGATCCTGTGGGCCAAGGACTACTCGTCGAACATTCGTGACGTGGACTTCGCCAAGCCATCGGGCGAGGTGATTCAGGCCCGTGTCTCGGGCGGCGCCGTGCAGGATGCGGCGATCTTGCAGGCCAACAACGCACAAAGCTTCCAGGTCGTGGGTGCCGCACACACAGCGGTGCATTCGGACCTGTCCAAGGCCATGCTGATCGAGTCGGAGATCACCCCGACCGGCGAGCGGGTCACCGCCATGCAGGTGCAGAGGGTGGCACAGGAACTCGACGGCGCACTGGGCGGCGTGTATGCCCCGATCGCTGACGAACAGCAGATCCCCATGCTCAGACGCCTGATGTGGCAGCTTCAGCGTGACCAGCTGATCCTGCCGGTGCAGGACGGGGCGGTGGAGATGAACGCCAAGACGGGCCTGGCCGCACTATCAAGCCAGTCGAAGGCGAACGACATGCTCACCTTCGCCCAGATCATCACCCAACTGCCGCCGCAGGTCGCAGCCAAGATCGACTGGAACGTGTTCACCGACATCCTCGTGCGGGTCTACAACATCTCCGAACGCGGCCTGATCAAGAGTAAGGAACAGATGGATCAGGAAGCGGTCGCCGCTGAACAGGCTGCGATGGCACAGGAAGCGACAGCCAAGGGCATTGACGTCATAGGCAACATCACAGAAACTCAGGCAACACAAGAACAAGGAGCGGCCTGATGGCCCAAACCAACACAGCACTGACCGACACCACCCTATACCCTGTGTACGCCACCAAAGCGGCGCTACTGGCAGATCTCGAAGATGTCATGGCGCTTGGCCGGGGCGGCGGACTCGACAAACTCAAAACCGTCCTGTATCGGCTGTCGAACACCAACACGGACAGCGATCTAGCTGACGACACCGTCCGCCACGACAACCTCTGAACTGAAAGGGTACACCCATGCCTGAAGGTGACGTACAAGACAAGATTGTCGGCAAGTTCGACAATCAGGCGTCCTTCGAAACAGGATTCCGCAACATTGCCCTCGCCGTGGGAATGCCGGTCCCCGACACCCGTGACATCGTGGGTATCGACGGGCAGGCACGCACCATCGACGAGGCAGTCGTGCAGTACAAGGCCATGGAACGCATCCAGAGCCGCATGAACGCTGTAAAACCGGCGGATCCACCGCCAGAACCGGCCCAGCCGCCCGTTGCTAAACCGGATGAGGCCTCCCCGACCCAACCGGACAGCGGGCAGGCTCTTTCAATCACCCCGCAGGTCGTCGAGGGTGATGCCACCATCGAGCAGGTGCTCACCGCCATCGGCTCCACGCCCGAAGCGATCGCTCAGGAGTGGAACGACAACAACAACCAACTCACCGAGCAGACCTACGCCCGTATTGCCAGCGTCAACGCCGCATACGGCAAGAACGTGGTCGATGCGGTGATCGACGGCATCGCCATGAAGCGTCAGACCGAGGCCCAGAGGCAGGCACACATCAAGGCCGACGCCGTTGCCATGGTCGGCGGCGAGCAGCAGCTCAACGTCCTGCTCCAGAGCGCCTCGGTCACCGTGCCGGCGGAAGAGTTCGCCGACCTCAACGAGCGGCTCAGCAGGGAATCGTCCTACAAGGGCGCCATGCGTGACCTTCAGGCATTTCACGCCCAGGCGGTTGAGGCGGGCAACGTCCAGCCGCTGGCCGAGGGCGACCGAACGCCGTCAACCGGCGGATCCGGCTATATTGCCGACGTTGCGGAGTACAAGAAGACCATCAATGACGCCGCAAAGGGCGATGCCGCGGCACAGGAGCGGCTGCGGAGCCACCGTGCGGCACGCAAAGGCAACCCGATACTCTAAGGAACACCCATGATTCAATTCACACCCGAACAGACAGAGCAACTCGACGCACTTCAGTCCAATGCGGCGTTTACCACCGCACGACGGTCGGAAAACCCCAATGTGCCGCAGGCCCACTTCACCGAGTACACGCAATGCTCGCTGGTGTCCCGCCTGACCGGCGAAAAGTGGCACACCGAGGAAGTCGAGGCATTGGGCGACGACGGCACCCGACTGTCGCTCGATGCGGCGCTGAACTCGGCCAACCCGATGGCCAAACCCCGCGACGTGGGCGAGATCGCAGCCGAGAACATCGAACTGCGCAGGAAGCTGGCGGAACTCACCGGCGAGGACATTGATAACACCCTAACAGGCCCAGTTGACCAACAGAGTGTCCAACCCGGTGAACCGCCCGCCCCTCCACTGGACGTCGAAGACTCCCCCTACCACAACATGTCGACCAGTGAACTGGCCGGCTTGCTGGCAGGCCACGGCGAGCCTGTGCCGACCGGCGACCGGCGCAACAAGGCGTGGCGAGAGGAGGTGGTTCAGAAAATCATGGCCATCGATCAGGCCACGGAGGTCGCCGGCAAGCAATCGTGATGCTACACTTACTCTGACTGGGTTAACGCCCGGTCGGAGTTTTACGGGCAGCGAAATGGTAAGGCCGAATTCGTACCGCACCTGCCATCGCATCCCGGGCTCGACATCTCAGCCCGCAGCCAGTGGATAACCTCCAAGGCCCACGAAAGACGCGGATAACTGGAACGTAGCAGCCGAAGCATTGTGCTACTGGTTTCACTATCGCTTCATTTGTAGGAGGTCATTCACATGGCCGCATCTGACGCACAAAGATTCCTCGCCAAGAACGGCGTGGATGACGAACTCGCCCTCGAGATGTTCTCGGGCTGGATCGCCGAGGCGTTTCACGACAAGACATTCCTGTGGAACACCGTCGGCCCCGAAGGCGTGGGATCCGAATCCCTCGACGGCGCTGTCGTGTCATCCAAGATCGTCACCAGCGGGAAGTCCGAACAGTTCATCCAGATGTCGCTGGAAGACGGCGACCCCGAGTACCACACGCCGGGCACCGAGTTGCTCGGTCAGACCCTCGAGGTCGACGAAGGCTCGATCACCATCGACGGCATCCTCGTAGGTCACTACGATCTGCCCGTCGACCAGATCCAGCTGGCTCACTTCGACATCCTCCGTCCCGCTGCTCGCAAGATCGGTCGCAAGCTTGCCACCGACTTCGAGAAGAAACTGATCATCACCGGGCTGAAGGCCGCGTACACCGCCGCCAGCACCAAGGGAACGATCACGATGCACAACGGCGGCAACGCCGTCGAGCGCGTGGCCGCGACCGAGGCCGCTGCGTGGCCGGTGACCACGACCGGCGCCCAGAACATGATCAACGACATCGGCGCCCTCGCGTATGCGATGGACGTCGACAATGTTCCCGAAGCTGGCCGGTTCCTCATGATCACCCCGTACCTGCGGCGCGTGCTCGGCATGGATCTGACCATCTTCGACCAGGCGTACTCGGCGCAGCGTTCGAACGACCTGAACCGCCGCATCATCGGCCACGTTCAGGGATTCGACATCCTTCCGCCGACGAACCTGCTGCCCTCGACCGACGTTCAGACCGGCCCGACGAAGTATCGGCAGGACTTCACTGCCGCCGGGTCCGATGAAGGTCAACCCGTTGCGCTCGCGCTCTGCGGTGCGGACGAAGGCAACTCGGCCATCGGCTACGTTGCCGCGTCCAACCCCGAACTCGGTCCCATCTACTCGTACATGGGATTCGACGAGCGGCGTAATACGTGGTTCACCAAGGGACAGATGATGGTGGGCGCCGGCGTGCTCGGCCCGTACTGCGCGGGCGTGATTCACGTTGACTCTGCCTGACCCACTGTGAAAGGCAACCTCGCCACCGGCGGGTGTATCCTTTTGGTACACAGGGTCCGGTGGGCAGTGTCTACCGGACCCTGTTTTTCTGACAATCAATTACGGAGGCCATACCAATGGCTAATGCCAATCAAGGCAATCGCATCCTCGGCGAGCACAAAGTTGACCTGATGCGCGAGCGTGCGATCCTCAATCCCCAGAGTTACATCCGGTTCTGGGACGACTTCCACAACTGGGATGCCGGTGCATCGTGGGCGCTGGCCGGAACCGGCGCAGGCACGGCGGTCAACCGTGATGCGCTCGGCGGATGGGCATCCCTCGTCACCGGCAACAGCGACAACAACGAGGTCTACGCCTCGAGTATCGGCGAGGACTTCATCTTCGACACCACCCGGCATGTGTACTTCGCCCTGAAGTGCAACGTCGCGTCGACCTCGACGACGGGCGTGTCCAGCTTCTGCGCCGGTCTGTCCAGCGTGGCCGCTGCCGACACCATCGTCGACGGCGGCGGTACGGTTGTCACCACCTTCGACGGCTGTCTGTTCCTGAAGCCCGAAGGCACCACGGAAGACGACGACTGGATCGTCACCGTGTCGAACGCTGCGACCCAGACGATCGACACCACGTCGTTCGTCGGCGACTTCACCGAAGCGTCCGACCACACCATCGAGTTCTTCTACCATCCCAACGACGGCACGACCGGCAAGATCGTTCCGATCGTGGATGGCAAGATGGCCGACGCGATCGACATCACCATCTCCGGTCTTGAAGAGATGCACGTTGTCATGGGCGCCAAGGCACACGAAGGTGTGGCCCAGGTGAACTCGTTCGTCGACTGGGTCGAAGTCATCCAGGAACGCTGATTCGATGTCATGCTCCAATCCCTCATTGCGGAAACGTGGTGAGGGGTTTTAACCGAGGCTTTGGCCCATGCCCATCACGCCTGACACGTCGACCGAGCAGACACTCAAGCTCCTGAAACAGGCGCAGAAGGCAATCAATGGGAATCCCACCGTCGTCCAAATCAAGGCGGGCCCGAAAACAGGGCATATCGACGCATATGAACTGTCATGGAAATGCCCCGGCCACATCAGAGTGTTTTACTGCGCCGAGGGCACCGTCATTGAGCAGCACAGCCACCCGTGGCGGGAGATCACATGCCTGCTCTCGGGCCACGTTGACGTTGAGATGGGCGACGGAGAGAAGCTGGCCCTGAAAACTGGCGACTCCATGATTATCGAAGCCGACAAGCCGCACAGCGGTATTTATAGGCAAGATTCCTACGGGGCAGTCATTCTTTTTACGGGGCCAGCACCATGACTGACGGTATTTCAGAAGCACCGAGGGGTAACGGCGAGTACATCCGAGATCAGCGACTGGTGCTAGACACATTACAGCGGCACGAAGCCAAGCTGGATAGAATATCCAGAGAAATCAACGAACTGCGAGGCGACATCACGATCCTCAAGGTAAAGGCCGGGCTGTGGGGGGCGCTCGCCGGAGCGGTGCCGGGCAGCATCGCCATCCTGATGATCCTCCTTAAACAATCGGAGTAATCCCATGAAGCCCGGAATCAAATCGACAGAGTTCCTGTTCAACATACTGTCAGTACTCGGCGTGACGGCACTTGAACTGTTCACCGATGCACCCACGGAGGTCACCATCTCGATCCTCGGACTCGCCGGCCTGTACACCGGCGGACGTTCGTGGGTCAAACGCAAAGGATAACACCCATGGCTATCGACCAAACCTTGAAACAGATGCTCATCCTGATCGGCGTACTTGCATTGTCGCTGTACCTCGCGTTCGCCATTGCCGGCTGTGACACCGGCGGCCGCGGCTCGTCCACCATCGACGCAGGGCGACTGCACAACCAAGCCGGGCACACCGCCCACATGGACGGAGAGGGGAAGATCTCCGCTACCAGCGGGACTCTCCCTATCACGCAGGGGATGCAGGACGAGGGGGGTGCGTGGTATACCACCCCAGGTGTGGGCGCTATTGTTACGTTCAATCAATCGGCGGGTGTGGCCACCGTCTGGAGTCCCCGTGACGGCTCGATGACAGGGGTGGAGTTCACCCCGCAACCCGAGCCGGGCCAGCCCATGCTCAAGATCGCCGACTTCCAGTTCAACGTCAGCGATCCGATCGCCGCATTCAACGAGCAGGTCGCCAACACGATCGAGGGCACCAAGGGCATGACGCAAGCGCAAGCCGAAGTGTGGATCAAGGCGGCTGACATCGCACCCGAGGTCGCCGAGATGCTACTCAAGAGTTTCGTTCCCACCCTACCGGCAGGACCATAACCATGGCTGAACGCTCAAGACAAACCATCATCTCCCAAGGTGAGCGCATCGTCGGTGATGGAAACGTACAGCTTGTTTCCGCATCCACCCCGTGTACCAGCGTGCGATTCTTCGTGTCGTTCGCCCATCACACCAGTGAGGTGAACACCGCCAACGATGACGTGATTGTCGGGATCGGCACCACCGAGGCGGCAAACCGCTCCGGAGGCAGGCACGTCGGCGTTAGCACGAACCTCGCCGTCGAGATCCCCATCGACGACGCCAACAAAATCTACTGTTCAGCAGTCAACGCCGGTGACTCGGTCCAGTACCAGATCATCGGTGACGCGGAGCTCTAACCATGTCTGAAAGATCACGCAGATTCGTGAGCGCGCAGGGCGAGCTCGCCGTTAGCGACACCACCGTGCAACTCACCGCCGTCAAGACGCCCTGCGTGGCCGTGTGGTTCGGCGCGCCGACCGCGGACCACACCATCGGGGCCACCAACGATGGAGCACTGATCATCGGTATCGACTCCGTCAACGACAACGCGTCCGGCGGGCGCACGCTGCTGGACACCAACTACGCAGGCTTCGAGATCGAGATCGACGACGCATCCAAGGTCTACGTCACGGGCCTCAACGTTGGTGATGTGGCCGAATACCAGATCATCAACGAATAGGACACACCCATGGTCACACCAACCACATCCGAAAAGATCATCGCGTTCCGGCAGCAGGCTGACAGCATCGTCGGCATGTGTCGGTCATCCGTGAACGTCATGTCCACCGGCAACGTCACCGCGATGCAGTTGCGTGATGTGACGAACTTCATTATCGCCAATCGCAGTATCGGCACGACCGCTATGGCCGACCCGCTGGTCGTCGCCCGGCTGCCAGAGGAAACCACCGTGGACCTGCCCACACTGGGGGCCGCCATCGGCACCGTCGGGGCGCTCATGGACGACGCGATGGATGAGATCGCCAACCTGTTCGGCGGCGATGCGTGGGTCACGCTGAACCTGCAACGCAACGCCGGCGGCAAGGTGAGCCAGGTGGTGGACTCGGTGTTCGCCAGCTGGGCAACAGCGGCGTTGCAGGCCAAACTCACCGCAATGGCCGACGCGATTGACGCATTGGATTAATCATGGCCAGCCCGGAAACACAATATCCCGGTACGACGGCGTTCTACAACGGCTGGCACGGCTGGACCGCATGGGCTGTCGGGCCGACTGAGGTTGAAGCCGACGACGGGTCGTATGCACAGGGCAACCTGAACGTCGGCCAAAAGTCGAGGGCACTTCGAGGGTACAACTTCGGGTTTGCCCTCACCGGCGCAACCGGCATCAACTCGATCAAGATGTACATGGAGCGGAAGCTGAATGCTTCCGGCCCCACCGGGTCGATGGACTACTTCGTTCACTTTTGCAGTGACGCCAGTTCAAACGCTCAGGCAGCCGCAACCAAAAATGCGACGAACAAGGCCAGCGGCGATACGTGGACGACCAGCGACGTGGTGTACGAATACGACCTGGCTCCTGATGCCATGTACAGCATCGCACAGGTCACGAACTCAAACTTCGGGTTCATCTTCGACTTCTACAACACGGCGGGGTCGCCCGGAACGTACATGGTCGATTACGTCAAGATCACCGTGGACTATGCGGTGGCGGGTGCTGTCCCCGTCATGTCGCACCACTACACCAAGAACATCGGCGCGAGGTAACTGATGGACCTGAAAGCAAACACCGTCGTTGATGTGCTAATCGGCCCATTCGTTGACTCAACGGACGGGAATACGACCGAGGACGGCCTGACGCTATCGCAGGCGGACATCAAACTGTCAAAGAACGGGCAAGACCTCGCACAAAAGAGCGACGATACGCCTGCCGAGTTCGATGACGACGGCTACTACAACTGCGAACTCAACGCCACCGATACCAACACCGAGGGCCAACTCGTCCTGATTGTCCACGAATCGGGCGCTCTGCCCGTGCGACACGAATACAACGTCATGGCCGAGGCGGCGTGGGATTCGCTGTACGCCGTCAAGGATACCGGCTACATGGACGTGAACGTGAAGGCCGTATCCGAGGACACCACCGCAGCCGACAACCTGGAATCCGCGTGCGACAACTACAGTGCCACGCGAGGACTCACCGGCACAGCCCTGCCCGCAGCCGCAGCCGATGCCGGCGGCGGTCTGCCCATCTCCGATGCCGGCGGGCTGGACCTCGATGCGATGAACGCCAACATCGACGACATCGAAGCGGGCGGAACGATACTCAAGACCACCATCGCCACGCTGGCATCACAAACCTCGTTCACACTCACCGCCGGATCCGCCGACGACGACGCCTACAACGGATGCACCATCATCATCGAGGATGTGTCCACCGCAGTGCAGAAGGCGCTCGGGGTTATCAAGGACTACACCGGCGCGAGCAAGACCATCACGCTTGTGTCCGACCCGGGCATCTTCACCATGGCGGCGACCGACAAGGCCACCATCATCCCCGACCGGCAGGGCCGTGACATCACCGTGAACGCCACCGCAGTCAGAGGATCAGGCACATGAGCACCACCACGCTGACGTTTGAACACAAGGTTGACGGCGTACTCACTGACCTCGACGCCGCGCCAACACTGTCTGAATCCACCGCCACCTATGGCGTGCGCCGCACCGACACCAATGCCACGGTGGTCGCCGACGACACCGCCATGACGGCGCAGTCGACCGGCATCTACACCTACACCATCGACCCGGACCCGGCCAGCGGCCTGACCTACGAGTGGTGGGTTGAAGCGGTCTACAACACGGTCGTCTACTTCTTCAACTTCATCTCGCAGGGTTCCGGCACGTCCGCCACGCTCGACGCCGTCAACAAGATGCTGCGGATCCTCGGCGAACCACCGGCCACGGCGCTGGACACCGGCGGAACCTCGCTGCGTGCCCGCGCCGAAACCATCCTCGACGAACACCTCGAGCTCATCCAGATGCGGGGCTGGGGACAGAACACGCTCAAGGAGCAGAGCTACACACCCGACTCCGGCGACAGCGAAATCGATCTCGCATCCAACGTCCTCAAGATCACACCCGTGATGGCGAGCTCCCACTGGCGAGGCCGGGTCACCAAACGCAATGACAAGGTGTTCGACCTCAAGGACAACGACTACACCTTCGACAGCGACATGGTCCTCGACGTGGTCATCGAGCTCACGCTGGACGAGATGACCGACGCCATGCGCGACTACATCGTCGCCGCGGCAGCAGTCGAGTTTCAGCGTGCGGAGAAGCGAGGCGAGAAGGACGACAGTTTCGCGCGCGACCAGCTGCTCACGGCCAAGACCGCGTTCGAAGCAGAAGACATGGAATACCGGCGCGTCAACATCTTCGACACCTCCGATGCACAACGAGTCAGGGGCGTGCGTAACGCCGCACTGGCACGAAGCACCGGCGTGAGTTGGAATCCCTGATGCCTGAAGCAACGATTCGCATTCCGTCGATCTACGGCGGCATCTCGAAACAGGCGCCGCACCTGCGACACCCGAACCAGGTGGAGGTCGCGGACAACGTGAAGTTCAGCGTTGTCGAAGGCGCAATGAAGAGGCCCGGGTCAGTGTACGTCAAGACCGTGACCGAACTGACGCTCGGCGGCACCTACCGCATGCACCCGATCGTGCGTGACGGCGACGAAAAGTACCTGATCATCTACGGGCAGGTGAGCGGCACAGCCACGTTCATCATCACCGACGAGGCCGGAACAGTCATCAACCAGGTGATCTCGACCGAGGCCCAGACCTACCTCAACCTGAACACGCCGACGCCCGACCAGTTGCGACTGGCAACGATCAAGGACTTCACATTCGTTCTGAACACCACGGTGGATGCGAAGGGCAAGGCCAGCACCCAGTACGACATTGACGCCCACCATGACAACTACAGCGTCATGACGGCTCGCACACCGGCAACCAACGAGTCGTACCACAAGACCAACGAGAGCGATGCCCTGCACACCAAGGGGTACTGGAAGTACGACTCGGGCGAGGGCACGTATTCGACGATCCAGCCGCGCGCCGCCGGCAATGACGACCTGGTCACCGACTACACGGTTGCAGGCAGGAACCCCGGCGGGTTCAGGATCATGTTCAACCACACATGGATCTCGGTTGACGACCAGGACTACGACGAAAGCGAAGGCGTGGGTGGTTACCTCGGCGATGCTGCGGGCGGGAACTTCGCCGACTACACATGGACCGACGGTGACTACGTCAACATCACCGGCGGGGGCGGCACTGCAGATCACTACCCGATCGTGTCCAAGTTCAGCGACCACCAGATCGAACTTGGGCTGAACGACGGGGGCAGCGCACTGTCAGGGGCAAACAAGAGCGACATCGACATCGACGGGATCGGCGTGTCGTACAACGTCGTGTGGGACATGGCGCAGCGGCAGCCGACCGACATGAACGAGGTCGCCGCCATCGTGCAGGACACCATGCAGGCCGCGGGCGCACGCAACGCGCTGTGTACGTGGATCTGGGATTCGGCCACCAAGGGGCACTTCCTGTTCACCAGCCCGTACCGCGGGCCGAACGGCAGGTTCTCCGAGGAAGATGCGAGCAACACCGTGCTGATCGCACCGGACTCGGGATACAACTGGACCATCGGCACGCGATCCTTCGACCACTCCACCGCTGCGGTCTACACCGTGGGCACCGGGGCGGCACTGCCCGACGACGACAACTCCACGATCAACGACCGCTGGTCGCGCGTGGCGCCGTCCGACCAGCCGAGCGCCGAACTCGACGAAACCACCATGCCGGTGCAGATCGTACGACACAACGCCGGCACCGAAACGATCATCAAGGCCAGTGGGCCGAGGTCGTACTGGCGGCTCGGTGACGCGAGCGGCACCGCGGCCAACGATGAAACCAGCCAATCGGACGGCACGCACACCGATGCGACCATCTCCGCGCAGACCTCCCTGCTGACCGGCGATGCGGACCTGTCCTGCCTGTACGTGGCTGCGTCCAGTGATCGCACCGACTGCGGCACGCTGGGTTCGTTCGGATCGGACTCGGACGACAATGGCATCACACTCGAGGCATGGATCAAGACATCCGACACGTCCAATGCGATGTGCGTGATGGGAATTCTCGACTCAAGCACCGCCGACGTCATCGAGTTGATGGTGAACACTAACGACGGGTCAAGCTACGTCGACGGTGACATCTACGTGCGCATCAAGGACGGAACCTCGGGCACCACAGCCGACGGGCAAGCCGCAGCGGACGTCAACGACAACTCGGCGCACCACATCATGGCAACGTGGAACCCCACCGACGAAACGTGGGAGATCTACGTCGACGGCGTGGCGCTGAGTGTCACCGACATCACCACCGGGTCCATCTCCGCGATGAGCGACTTCACCGAAGACTTCGCCATCGGGGCGCGAGGCGGGGGGACACCGGCAAACTACTTCGACGGCACCATCGACGAGGTGGCGATCTATGCAAAGCAACTCACGGCCAAGGACGCGGAACGACACCACAAAGCCGGGTCCAACCAGTACTTCTTCGACATTGATCAACCCACATGGGGTTTCCGATGGACCGGAGACGACGACACCAACCCCGTACCTTCGCTCTGGCTTGATGAGCATAAGATTTCGGACATTAGCTTCCATCGGAACCGGCTGGTTCTGGCCGGTGACGAGAACATAGTGTTCAGCCGGGCCGGTGAGTTCTTCGACTTCTACATTGAAGAGGACGACAACCTCGCCGCCTCGGATCCGATCGACATCACCCTGAGCTCCAACGCCGTGACGCTGGTGGACTTCATCGTGCCATTCAACCGGGCACTGCTGGTCTTCACCAAGGCGGGCCAGCAGTTCGAACTGAACGCACCCGAGACGCTGACCCCGCTCACCGCCACCGTGACGCTGAGTACGACATACGACACGATCAGCGTCAGGCCGCAGGTCACCAACCAGTTCGTCTACTTCGCCGCCGACCAGCAGGATGTGGGATCCGTCTACGAGTACTTCTACGACGACACCCGCATCACGAACACCGCCGCACAGATCACGGCGCACACGTTTAACCTCATCCCGACGTCACTCAAGACGATCCAGGTATCGACGAACAACAACACCGTGGTCGCCATGCCCACCGACGAAGACCACTTCTTCGTATACACGTACTTCTGGACCGACAACAAGAAGGAGCAGAGTGCGTGGGCGAAGTACCAGTTCGATTCGTCCTACATCATTCAGGACGTGGCGATCATCAATGACGACCTGTACATGCTGGTCGACGACAGCACGCAGCACATCATCGAGAAGGTCAGCCTGTCGCGAGAGGTGGCCGACACGTCCATGCCGTACGTGGTGCACGCCGACCGGCAGATGTTGATCACCGGCGTGCAGAGCTCGTCCAATACCACGTTCACCCTGCCCGACAGCGTCGACGACGACACCATCGATGTGGTGGTCGCAGGCATAAGCGAAACAACGCCCGGCCTGATCTACGATGTCACCACCACGGGCGGCGTGGCAACCCTGACCGGCACCGTGATCAACGGCGGCACTTCTTATGTTGGTCGCAAGTACACCATGGACATGGAGCTCTCCCGACCGTACATCCGCGACCGCAACGGGCATGCGGACTTCTCGGCGAAGGTCACCACCAAGGAGGTGCGCACGGCGCACCGCGACTCGGGCTACTACAAGATCCTGACCGAGCACACAGCGTCATCCGATCGCGAAGTCACGCTCGACAAGACCGCGACCGCAACGCTCGAGAGCAGA